CTACTCGTAGATTCTCCATGGATCATTCTGGAGAGTGTCTTGTTTGTGAGACCGAGGCTGCATTTGTCTCTGAGATCGAGCTTGAAAAAGATGACTCCAAACACGTCGTTATTGATATCGAGGAGCATTTTTGATGAATTTGTTTTCTTGTTTTTTTGTTTCTTTCTGTATAATCAATCCACTTGAAATAAATATCGAATACACGTTATGTTGTTTTATTGCTTTTGGGAAAAAAATGAAATAACACGCTTGGGTGGATTGGGTGGGTGACATTGAGGTTGTTGACATTTGTGGGAGTGAGATACATTCAATTTTGTATCGTAGTTAGGATTTCTGAATTTGTCTCCATCTATAGGTTGCTTGTAAATCAGTTGAATGCATCATCAATCTCGCAATTTCTTCTTTTTCAGCTTCTGATAATCGATTGTTATCAATCTTCTCACTGATAAAAATGTGTCTTACCATTGTCGTTCCAGTGTGCTTACCAAACAATGATTCAAACATACGTATAACAAATTTGCTTATTGCTCCATTATCGGCGTAAGGCTTGTTGTATTTATTTACAAACAGGTACGATCGATCATATTTACGCAATGAGTTCTTTATGTCTTCTAGAAGAGGTTCAGGTAGTTCTTGNACAACTTTCGAGTATTTATCAGATGTCTTATACCGATAAAACGCGAAATATGATGGAGTCGGTGAAAGATTAGTATTTGTTTTTGATTCATTTTTAGTATCGTAAAGCACAAGATAATTTTCATTTATTGCATCCGGGTCATGATTATAGTATATTTTCATATTCGCATAATCACATCGTTTTGGCGGGGTATGTACCAAGACAGATAGAAACAGGAAATACATGCTGTCCGACAGTGACTTGTGTTGGATGCTCATATGTTTTTTCTTCAATTCATTGTATTTTGTATTGATTCTGTCAAAGCTGATATATTGATCACTTTGTTTTTGTGTCGGCTCGTTCTGGCTATTTTTTTCTGTTTCTAAACTTTTTAGATCTTTGTGCATGAGTTGCCATTCATCAAGGGCTTTATTCTGTTCATCATTCATGATAATCAACCTTTGTTTCTTCAAACACTTGAAGGATGCTAAGATGGCGGTCACAAAGTTTTTTCGTGTACCGACATTGTCATATTTTTGAACGATTTTTGTATAAAACTTGTTTGGATTCATCATGATATTGAATAAGTTGGCATTGAGTACCGTTGTCAATATATTCAAGCGTGTTGCATATCCATTCGAGGTAACGTCACGAACATCCTTATTGTTTTTGAGAGCCTGTATGATCTTTGCATTGTCTAATTCATTATCGAACGTTCGATTGATAGTAGGTGGGACATTTGAGGTTAATTTGATATCGTTTTTGGGTATTGATGATGGTGGTGAAGGAATTGATTGATTGTCAATTTGATCAATTCTGGGCTCGTCAATGAGTTTGAGATTCCTTGGCATTTTGAATCTGTACATTATAAAGTAAACTTAGTTGTGTCAGAAGTATTTTCAAGAGTATTTTCAAGTAGATTCAAGTTTATCAAATTATCTTAGAACGAAATGCTGGGATAATTTGATTGAAATTTGGTATTTAGTTTCTTTTATATACAAAATATTTATATATAAAGGATTATAGAACTTAATATAAATACCACGAAATGTGCACTCTTGATCAACTTGTCGAATGCATAAATTCAGATAAAACACTGATAAATAAGGATGTTTGTCTCAAATTCGTGAGAAGATCAGCAAAGGTATGGTCATATTTTGGGTTCTGTAACTGTGTAGATTTTTTGGTACACGTGGAAAAGAATAGATCGTGTTTGTCATCGGAATGTGTAAATATATGTGTCAAGCATAGTATTTCAGTGAATACATTTCATCAATATTGCGTGGATGTTAGGAAGACTGTTTATCATTTTAAAGACGTCATATTCAAAGAACTGAAAGAGATAGGTGCGTTGCATTCAACCAACCCTGATAGAAATACAGAAATAAATAGAATCCTCGACGTGCTCCTTGTCGCAAACAATGGCGTAAAGAAGTCAATCGAACAATTGCAATCGTTAGTTAACGAGTCCAAGGATAAGAACTCAGTGGAATCGAGAGGTGAAGGAGATAAGAAATCGGATGGAAATGAAAAAGTAAGTGAAGATAATGATAGATCTGAGATCGTATCAGATACCACAAAAAGTGCACCAGAGCAAATTGTCGAGATGAGCGAAAACTCAAGAATTTCAAAAGATTCTAATGCCTCGAATGCCTCGAATGCCTCGAATGCCTCGAATGCCTCGAATGCCTCGAATGCCTCGAATGCCTCGAATGCCTCGAATGCCTCGAATGAAAAAAATCCTAATATTGCACCAAATAGGGATGTAAATGAAGAAAGAGTTCGGTTGAACATCGTTGTTGTATCAGATGAACAACTTGAGCGGGAGAGACAAGAAGCACAAAAACAAAGGTTCGAGGATAGAGTAAAGTGTGAGGTGAGCAAGCAAAGAGCAGAAATGCAATTAGACCATGAAAGGGAAATCATAAAGTTGAAGGATTATCTGAAGGAGAAAAATGATGTGATAATAAAAAGATGCCAAGCAATTCTTACTCTAGGCGAAGATCATAGTAAAGACGCTACAAAATTAGCGAGTGAGTTACTCATAGACATACTGAAGGAAAAAGGTCAATTACAATCTTGATTGAATGAAAATAATCAGATGATCATGCCTTTTTGAGAGAAAAATAAGGTAATGTTTGAAGAGGTTGATTGTCAACCACGTTGTGAGATTTCGGCGAGTTTGTGTATGATTTCATAGAATGTAATGAGGAAAGTGGTTTTGTGTATAATGTATGTATATTCTTCATTGCATCACTTGATGGGAAATTTGAATGATATAAAAAAGGAATAAAAACCACAACTGTATATCTCATTGTTGTATATGATCGAATGGAAAACATCAAGGATTTGTCAGATGGAACAATGGAAGGGGATGAAAGTGATTTATTTACAATTTATTTAGCAACAGCACCATGTATTGATTTAGTTAAAGTGGGAATCTGGTCAGGAAATCATTCAAGGCTTTTTAGTAGGTATTTCACATATTACGGCGAAGAGCTCATATTATATATGTTCACGTCTAATGTTTCACAATATCACCTCGAACTTGCCTTTAAACGACACTTTATTGACAAATGCCATTCAAGTGAATTATTTGAAAAACAATTTATTAATGAATACATTAAGTTCCTTTCAAAACACACAAACATGACACCCGTTGTCAAGGAGAGAACATTTCACGAAAATAAAAACAAATTACCCATGTGTTTAAGAAACAATAATTTGTTATGTAGTTCAACACTTTCTTTAAAATATAAAGTTGAAAATTTGATTCCAACACTTTGTGAAAAATTAGGACTGAAAGATCATTATGATACAACAACGATCGTCCCAGATGATGCTTTAAGAAATATTCATCAAGATACCAAACTACAGAATCAGTTAGATGAAGTTCTGGCTGAACTTCCACCTACTTACTATCGAGGTAGGGTACAAGACAGAAAGAAAGAGCAAAATGTTCGAGTGATCAGTGGAATCTTTCAATGGTGGAATAGACATTCTTTCAATGTGGTTAATATGCAACGAACACGATGTGGGAATCGTAATAAAAAAACATTACACGATTGTAAATTATTTTCGTGCGACGGAGTTGAACAAATATAGATTTATTCGGATCGAGGAATGCTCAATTTACATCACTGTAATGATATAAGATCAAGATGATATATAACCATAAATTGCTAATTGCTTTGACATAGTCTGGCGAGTTGAACATTTATTTTTATGAAATTTGATAACACAGGTACATAAACGTCATCAGTCAATAAGAGACACACATGGCGACTTTGACAGATAAGGACTATGTGGAAAAAAGAACAAAAGAGTTGGGTTATACTCCTCGGGTAAACGCGGTCATGTCAAAATCTATACTAAAAAATATAAAGAACGAAGTAGACACATATTTGTCTGGAATAAGTGAGGCGGATCGTAACATATATGAAAATAATCATTCATCAATTTCGGACATGATTTGTAAAATAATATGCAAGGAGATAAGGTTTGATCCTGATGTGACATATTATGCACCCAATGCATTAGCAGCAGGTCAAAAGTATGCTCGCGGTCTTGCTTCTGAGTTCAACGTATCTTTACATGATGCTCAACGAGGACGGAAACATTGTGAGAAAATTGTTGCAAAAAGAAATATAACTACTTAAAGAGAAAGCGTGTTTAGGTATTAACGTCAACAAACCAATTACACAAACCCTATATTTTTTCAAACACAGTCAATGATGAGTGTAGAAAAACAAAGTCGTATAAACGGTAAAAGTGTTACCAGAGTATGCATTCTCGATAGTGATGGATCATTACTATACCCAATAATATTTCATCGTGTTCAACAGGATGTGTTCGACCATCCATTATTTATTAACAAGTTAAATTCTCCATGTATCATTTTCTCAAAAGATCGGAAAAATGTCAAGGGTTGTGTTGTGAAAGAATACGCAATCATAAAAGCAGAAAGTAGTATCAAAGTTCTTAAGTCATTCTTTATTGATAAGGTTAATATTCACGCAAATGAACTGTTGTACTCCGATTTAGCGCGCAAACTTTACATTGACATAGATTTGAGTCCCACAAGCGAACCGGAATCAATACAGGAATTTGAATCTATCAGTATTGAGTCAATGGTAAATTCGTGTATTCAGACCATCAGTAAAGTTGTTTCAAAGGAGTTCCCTGAAAATCAAAACACAATAAACAATGTAACACCTAAAAAGTTTATCAGTGAGAGAGATGAAAAAACTATTAAAAAAAGTGCACACATCATATTTCCCGGGATTGTTTTTAAGGATCTTGAAGAGAATCACATGTTTATTGCGATCTTGAAATATCATATCACAAATGAAAGCTCAGATCTCCTTGATGATGAAACAAAAGGTTTACTATCAAAGTGCTTAGATTTCAAAATATACACAAAGAATAGGTCATTCCGTTTGCCATTTCAATCAAAAATGGATAAAAATAACAGACTGTTGCCAGAAGAAGATATTGTTGTTGATGATGAATCTCTACACGAGTACCTTGTTGGTGTGTACACCACCGCATCAAAAGGTTCATTCTCTAACTATAAGCTCATAGAAAACGGGAAAAAAATGATAGGCGAGAATTGTGCAACAAAAATGGGAGGGACTTTTTTACCTTTGAAAAAAAATAAAAAGCAGCTGTCTCCCAAAAGTACAATAGACAATGGAATACAAAGCTTGTTGAAAATAAATTACAGCATTCTTGAAGATCTTGTAAAGTATGATACTCTTCCACCGGTGCTTACCTATGAATACACGAATAAGAATAAAATTGAGTTCTATCTTTCTTGTATCCCTAATCATGATCAGGGTCAAAATTGGTTTGTTTGGTGGGCAATAGGTCAATCTCTAAAAAATATAGAAGCGGATGAATACACAAAAGGGAATAATAGTCAACCAGGAAGTTTCTATCTAGATCAATGGATCAAGTGGACCTGCAAATCTGAAATATATCAGAAAAATGCACATATCGGATGTAGTTCTGCGTGGCAGCAAATGAAAGTACGGTGCAGTGATTCGCCCCAATACAAGTACAAGTTATTAAATTCAATCGCAAAAATTTATTACGGTGATGCTTTTATTAATTGTTTTGATCAAGGGTTACATATCAATGAGTTATTCTCTATTAATGGAGTCGATGAAAGCGTTTTTGATTCCGTCGACAAATACAACGGAGATGACAAACAAAACACTACCTTAAACGGATATTGTAAACCATATGACTTTGAGAAGTATAGATGTATTGTATCTCAAGCCCCCATGGGCTCAGGAAAGACACATCAAATAAAAGAATGTTTAAAAGATCACGAGAAATTCAAACGTATTCTTGTCCTTAGTCCACGACAAACCTTCAGTAAAGAGAAATTCGCTGAGTTCAATACAATATGTCAAGATTTCATGCACTACCAGAGCGAAGAGGTGAAAGAAATCTATGATTGGTCATCTATCAACAAACTTGTCGTTCAAGTCGAAAGCTTAGTGAGGTTTCCAGATGTTGAAAATGCTCGTTGCAACTTAAAATACGATTTGGTGATTCTCGATGAAATTGAGAGTATTCTGTATCAATTCTCGTCGACCACGAATAGAAATGTAATCAAAGCATTCCAAGTGTTCACTTCTATTCTACTGAGTTCAAAGTATATCATCATGGCAGATGCATTCATCACAAAAAGAACTATATCGCTTTGCAGATATTTGAAGAATCATAAATATTTTTGTGATAGAGCATCTCCTTATTTCCCAATCAAGATGGATGACAATTTACACAATCCCAATGCAGAAAAACAAGCAATTATTCTTTCTACTGCTAATAATCCTAAGAGTATTGTGAACACAAAAGGAATATTTTTAAAAGAGTTGTACAAAGATTTGAAGAGTGGCAAAAAAGTCTGTATCGTTTCTTCATCAAGGTTATTTATTGATGAAATTCTTGAAGCAGCAAAAGCTTGTGGTATAAATAAAGAATCCGTATGTGTATATGATTCACTCACCGATGATACTGATATCGATGCCTTACAGAACATTCGAACAATTTGGAAAGATCCTTTAATTCGATTGGTTATATACACAACTAAAATTACAGTCGGTATCAACTTTGATCTGAAAGATATTTTTCATAAGATATATATCTATGGTTCTGTAATGTGTCCGAACATCCGCGACCTCATGCAAGCTCATTTCAGAGTCAGGCACACGATCGATAACCAGGTCATGATTGCAATGAACTGTTTCGAGTCTAACAAATATTTTGAAATGGGTGATGCAACCTACGAAGGAAGCAAAACATACAATCAAGAAATTAATGAAAAATCATTGCAAAATAAATATGTTTCGGGACTAAGTACATTAAAGAGCGAAATGAGTACATCTCAGGTCGAGATATATGATCAAATTGTGAATTACAATAAATTAGAAGATGTTATCGGCTTGACGTGTTATTACGAATTGTTTTACTACCTGCTAAAACGAATCGGGTACAATGTGATCAATAATTCAGACAAAAATGCACAACCGAAAAATGATACAAAAGGTACATCAAAAGATGAGACATTCGGGAGTTCAAAGTTCCAACTGTTCCCACCTTCATATGTGAAAGACTTTATTCTTCATCGTGATCTAAGTGACAGGGATAAGCTTGTTTCAAACAAAAAAAGTGGATGTGCACTTAAAAGTGATAAGATCAGACTCAGTTGTCATTATTTTTACAAAACCTATTTGGAAAAGAGGCTACACGCTCAGAATGAAGACGTAGAAAAAGTCATCATTGATATCCTTGGAAGTGATAAAGTGAAGGAAATAGAAGCAAATCAATCATTCGAGTCTATAATGAACGAAGAGATTACAACACAAAATCAGCATATCACACAAATGTTCTTAAGGCGGAAGAAAGAGTTACAAATTTCATTTCTCGAAATGTTAGAGACAGAAATCTATAATAGGTGTTGCAAAGACAAGAACTTGGAACGTTGGATCGAAAACATCGGGGCAGAGATTGATGCAAGGTCAAAGAAATGTGCAAGAAAGGATATCCGACACATGGTCATGGAAGAAAGAGAGCAACAATTGAGGTTAAAGTCAATTCAAGAGATATGCAACATACTAGGAATCGATTATTCGTTTGATTACGGCAGGATTTTAACTGATAATCGAATCATGGATTTTGTTGACTATTTGCGTAAGAACCCAGAGCTGGAAAAGTTATTCCATATACGAAAAACATCAGCAAAATTAACTAGAAGTCGGGGATTGACTATCTTATCAGGAATACTTTCGTTTTGGAATGGTTGTTTTATGGCAAGAGATAGTACTCAACAACGATGTGGTGGAAAGGAAAGAGAGACTGTGCTTACAGGAGAGATTAAAATAAGCGATTGTTTATTCAGTAACATCTATATCAGATTCAACACATTATCATTTGAAAAGTCTAAGAAACAAGAACAACAAAGAGCGTTAGAAGCAGAATCAAGATCAAAGAACAAGACTGTTTTGATGATTAAAAACCAAATCGAAAAACAAAAACAACCCGTAAAACAATAATGCATGCGTGAAGTTTTGCTTATGTTTGAGGAGAGCGTTATATTATATTATCATGTTTCGCCTTGATATGGCGCGATATAGATGTCATTTTTCTGTTGGTAGACTAAAAATTGTATACCCTGTATTAAAAAAACAGATGTAATTTTTAGACAGCATAGTCAGGATTGTCAGGACACACCAGGATATCATAGGGTTCTAAGGCAAATGTCCAGTAT